GGGAAAATCCCCCCTATTTGTCTTTATCTTCTGCTTGTCTTTTAATCTCTTCTACCTCACCTTTCGGCGTTATCTCTCCGCAAGATCTACAGACTAGCTCACCTGTAGATATTCTTATATAAGTCATCGTTGATTTACACTTTGGACATTTCATACACTCTCCTTTTTTATGGATATTATATTCTACACCTATTTTTTAAAAAGTAAAGTTATTCTCCTACTCTCCTACTACAAAAAACCCTTGATTCCTTAATTTGATGAGATACCTCTCCAAGTCTGGTGAGTCCATAGTAAATATTACTGGTTTAACAATAACAAGCCATTCCTCTTGAGTTGGTTCAATTTCAATGGTTTGCTCCTTGTCTGTGAGTAACATTTTTCACCTCCTTTTATTGGTTAATACTCTCTCTCTCACTCATACACAGTATATCATATTGTAATACAGAAAGTCAAGCAAAGAATAAAATAAATATGCCTAAATTACAATATATGGTATAGGTTAGAGGACTACCACTAGATATTGTGGTTTCTGGCCGCGGAAAAAAGAAGAAAACTTGCCAAGATAGCATCAAAGAATAATAAGTATAGAGATCATAGAGAAGATAGAGAACATAGAGAAGATACAGAAGATACACCCTTAGAGACGGATTAGAGACAGATATAGACAGAGATAGGTAGAAAATAAGGCAGAAAATAAGGATTTAGTAAGCAATTTCCCACTAATCCCCAAGCCCTAGAAAGCCCCAGATTGGCTATTTTAGGCCATATAAAGTCTCAAAAGACCAATTTCAGGCAATATAAAGCCCAAAATACCCCATTATAGACAAATACCCTATTTTAGAAAGCTAATAAAATCAAGGGTAAAATGCTACCTCGCCATCGCAAAAACACCTTGCATATTGTAATTAAATATGGTAGAATAAAGTATGCAAAAGCTTAGATTACTAGGAAAGAAAGGGCATTGTAGCGTAAAAGGATGCAATACCCGGGGGAAATGGCGCAAGGGGGGTAACATAAGGCGAAGATTATGTGATAAGCATTATAAAGAACTTGTGCCTACAGCCTTCAATGATGCTTTCAAAAGGAAGTTAAGGGCCAGTGGGTTTACTGATAAATGCTCTATATGCGGTTGGGATAAGGCAAAGTGTGATATACATAGATTAATACCTAAGTCTAAAGGCGGTAAATATGAGAAAAGCAATGTAATCTCAGTATGCCCTAACTGCCATAGGATATTGCATAATAGATAAAACCCTATCAGAACCCCTCTAGATACCCTCTAGACACCCTCTAGGATACCCCTAAATAGCCCATAACACCCCTTATATTCAATGATATAGAGTATATGTTATATTGCCTCATAGAATATAGTTATTTGATTTAGCTTATTCCTTTAAGTGATATAAGTATCACTATATGTGATAGAGGATATACAGTAAAAAGGATGTTACCTCCCCCCTCCCCCTATGGTATATAGTAATTAACCCACCTCACTAACCTGACCAATTTTCACTACTTTGTGTATGACAATATATATCAGATCGCAAATGCGACAATAAAAAAAATTTCCAGAAAAAATAACCTTTTAGTTGACATATACCACTACATGTGGTAGAATATATACGGAGCTAGGGGTCTAGGATACTATATATGGGGGGAAGTGATAGGATTATCACTATGTATGATAGATTGGTTACAGGATTTTGAAGAGTCGTTTGGGAAGCATGATTTGATTAAACGCCTAAAAGAGTTAAATTTTAACGGTAAAGTAGAGATAAATTTTAAAGAGGGCAAGCCATTAGCGGCAAATGTCCAGATGTTCTGCAAACCCAAAATAAGGATGACTAGAATACAAGTAGTTTCCTTGGGTGACAATCAGGCGTTTTAGGGGTTAATGCCCTAAGACAGAGCTAATCTAATAAACTAGAAGCTCAGTTGTATATAGTTGTACATAAAGATGTACAAAATATACGACTGGGCTTTTTTTATTGTATGGAGATATGGAACATAAAGAGCTACCAAAATCAATACAAAAAGAGCAAATAAAGAGTATAAGCCCCAGGCATAGGGCTTTAATGAAGAAATTGCTTGCCGGGAAAACGAGAAAAGAAGCGGGTGAGGAGTTGGGATATTGTGAACATAGGCTTTATGTAATCATTAACTCACCCTTATTTATACAAGAAATGGAAAAGTTGGAAGCTGATATGGATAAAGAGTTCATAGAAAGCCAAGCCCGCCAGGAACTAGACCTTACCCGTAAAGAACTGAATGAAGCTACCTTAGAGGCCGCCCAAGCGTTGAAGGAGGCTTTAGCGTCTAAAGACATAAACGCTGTTATCAGGGCTGCAGCTAATATCCTTGATAGGACAGGGTATGTCAAGGAAGAAAAGGTTACAGGGAATATTTTAGTAGAGCCCAGCCAGGGGTTTATAAACGCTCTTAGGAGGATTAAAGAGGAGAAAGATGCCAGAGGGCATAGAGACATTATCGACGCCACAGCTGATAGCGTGGGGCAGGGAAGCATTACTGAGTGATTTCTCGGTGTTTGCCCAAACATTCCTAGACCCCGCCTATTATGATGGCGAGTTTCATACTGACCTGTGTAAGTTTATCCAGGGGATAGGTGATTACGAAGGGCAGGACGGAGATAAGTTAATAGTTTTACCGAGGACGTTTTTAAAGACGACGTTTATTTCTTTGTATTGTTTATGGGAAGCGACAAGGAACCCGGGAATAAGGATATTGGTAACATCCAATACAACACCGAATGCCTGTAAAACAGTACGTTATATAAGGGGGATAGTTGAGAATAATTCGGAGTACCAACTCCTTTTTCCTGATAGGGTACCTAATTTCTCCAAAGTTAGATGGTCTGACACTTGTGCAACACTCAAACGGCCAGAAGATTATCCAGAAGGTACATTCGAAGCCGCAGGTGTTGGAAGCAATATTATCAGGCGACATTTCAACCTCATTATTGAAGACGATACAGTTGCACCCAAGAAGGATGAACTGACAGGAGAGGAGGCGATGCCTTCCAAAGAGGATATAGAAAAGGCAGTAGGTTTTCATAGACTTACAATGCCGCTGCTCATTGACGAAAAGGATTATCGGATTGTGGTGGGCACGCGCTGGGCTTCGTATGACCTAATCAACTATGTAAAAGAAAATGAAAACTTTCACGAATACGATAAACCGTGTTTTAAGGAAGATGGTTCACCGAGGTATAAGCGTTTTTCTCTCGCAAGGCTTGAGAATATTAAAAAGGCTATGGGGGAGTATATGTTTTGTAATCCTGCTGAAGCGCCAATTACTATGGCGGATTTTACAGCAAAAAGGATTAAAGATGTAAATGTCGGTGATGAAGTATTAGGTTTTGATTTACGAAAAAAATATAGCGGAAAAAATACAAAATTAGTTCCTTCTAAGGTTATAGCAAAGGGTTCTTTGATAGCTCCAGTTTATAAAGTCTATATGGAGTCGGGCAGAGTAATCAGATGCACAAAAGAGCATAAATGGCTGGCTAATATAAACAGGCGAAATGACGGACACCATCCCGACTACAGGACTATTGAAAGTTCTAAAAGGTATCCATTGACTTTGCATTATGTTTGTGACCCATATATTCCTTCTTTAGATAAGAAAAAGCAACGGGTGGTGGATTGGCTTGGCGGTATTTATGACGGAGAAGGGCATTGTTATAAACATATAACATTATCTCAAAGCAAAAGGGTTCATCCTGAAATCTATGAAGGAATCATAAATGCTTTAGAAGAATTAGGTTTTGAATACAATTCGCACGAAAAAAAGAGTGATAAAGGAAACTATGATATTGTTTTTGGCTGTAAATGGGAAGACAGAAGAAGATTTTTAAATCAGGCTTATATTGCTGATAAAAAGAATTTAATCAAACATCTTTACCAAGCTAGATTTTGCAAGGAAAGAGATAAGGTTAAAAAATTCGAATATGACAAAGATGAAGAAGTCTTTTGGTTACAAACAGAAAGTGGGAATTATGTATGCTGGGGTTATGCGAGTAAAAACTCTTCTCTCTACCTCAACCAGCCGCTTGCCAAAGAGTTTATGGCGTTTAACCCCGACTGGACGCGATATTACGAAGAAGATGAGTTACCTCAAGACGGGGAGACCGTCGTTACAATCGACCCGGCGGACCCGCCGACAGGAAAGGCGCGCCAAGATTACACGGCCATTGTTTCCTGCAAGCATACGAAGAAAGGGGTTTTCGTCAGACGGTATAGACGAAAGAGGTTAAGCGATAAAGGGATTATAGACGAAGGAATGGATGTCGCGAAGCTGGACGGGGCGGTAAAGATACGAATAGAAACTAATAGATATGCTCACCTAGAGGCAGGTTTTCGTGAGTGTATGGCGAGGAGAAACGAATACTACAACATTGACTGTGTGAAAGCGAAGGCAATCGCTAAAGAAGGAAGGATTAAAAACAGGTTATCACCGTTGTTTGAGAACGGGGTAATTTTCTTAAAGAAAGGTATGAGAGAACTTGAAGAAGAACTTTATACCTTCCCCATGGGTAAACATGACGACATCATTGATGCCCTTTCCTGGCAGATAGAAAGATATATCCCAAGCGAGTATGAGAGATTTGAAGGAAAGAAAAAGGAAGCGAAATACAATGTGTTTGGACTACAACAGATAAGGGATAGTGTTCAGAAACTACACAGGGGCAAACAGTTATATCCTTTTGATGTTCAGAACAAACGATATTCATAGGAGGTAATTATGTCACAACTTATAACAGACGTAGAGGTTTTATCTGGTCTGGAAAATGCTGATGTTATTGAAGGTGTTAATAAATTATTTCAAGTCTGTCTTACCCCGGCAGCGGCAGCCGCAACCGCAACTTTGACTTGGACGGATAAAGTAAGCGGGGGGAGTAAAGCAATAAAACTGGCAGCCGCAGCAAATGGTTCTTCCGTGACCTGGCCTGACAACAACTATCCAGTTATTGTTAGAAGGCAGAATGTAACCGTTACTTTAACCGGCGCAGGTGCACAGCTTGCAGCCAGTGTAGTTGGATACCAGCAATTAACCAGCGGCGGGACATCACCGATATACGTCAATGGTCTTGAGAATTTGGTATCTCAAGTCACAGCATTAAGAGAGTCAACCAAGAACTTAGTATCACGCAATACTGTATTAAGAGAATCAACTGCCAATTTAGTCAGTAAACTTACCGCCAGATGTAACTCACAAACTAACTTAGTTTCAAGGTCGACAGTATTAAAAACATCAAATGCAAATCTAGTTTCACGTGCAACAGCGTTGAAAACAAGTACAGCTAATTTGGTTGCACAGTCAACAGTATTAAAGACATCAACTGCTTCATTACCATGTCAGATTACACCAACAAATATACCAGCAACAGCAAACCTAGTTTCTCAAGTAACAGTTAGGGCAAATTCAAGTGCGAATTTAGTTTCACGGGCAACAGTATTAAAAGCATCCACAGCAAACTTAGTATGTCAGGTAACTAAAGGATAGGAGGAGATATGTCACAAGTATATTCAGATACGGAATTACACGTAATAGCCAACGGGGAAGTAATCAGCAATGTTCAAAAGTTAGTTCAGGTGTGTCTCACTCCGGCAGCGGCAGTGGCTAAGGTTACATTGACGTGGGCTAAGTTAGACGGAAGTGGGAATGAAACTATCGCATTACAGGCAGGCGCCAATGGGGAAGCAGTCCAATGGCCGGACAATGATTACCCTGTACCTGTAGGTGGACGAGATATTACAGCTACGATTTCAGGTACGGGAGCGGTGTGTACGCTTAATGTGGTAGGAACTGGTAAGGCTGCTGTAGCGGTAGCGTAGGAGACAATATGCCTAAAGAGTTTTTAAACTGCATCCGAAAAGGTGGGAAAGTTTTCACCAAGAAACTAAAAGGGGATAAGTACATTAAGATATGCAAAATCGGAGGTAAATCATATTCATCGGAAGTACATTCCCGTAAAGACAGCAAGGGTGAATCTAATGTAGCTAAAGCAATGAGGAGTTGATATGTCACATAAAGCCGACATAGAAAAGTGGGAAGAACTAATCGAAGCAGGGACGAGGTACAAAGAGGACTACGGTAACTCTAAACGCTGGAGCGTGTATAGAGATTACGGTAGGGGGATATTTTCCGGTTATAACTCATCGGCGAATGGAATCCTTCCTTACAACCTCACATACGCTATGGGTAGAACTCTTGTACCGAATATCTACTTTAGGAATCCTTATGTAACTACATCATCGAGGTATAAACCGGGTCTTGCCTTACAAGCTAAATTGTTAGAGGCGATAGACAACTGGCTTATCCAAGAACTGGAAATCAAGAGTGCTTTTAAAACAAGTGTGCTTGATTGCTACTACACCAATAGAGGGATTATCAAGGTCGGGTATGACTCTTTAGCGGGGTCTATTCATGCGGGGAAATCCATCGGTGCTCAACTTTCCGAAATCTTAGGAACACCTTTTAACCAAGGGAAAAAGGGAGATAAGGTTGAGTACAACGTGAATGTAAAACCTGGCATGCCCTGGGCTGTCCGCGTTATGCCTGATTTTTTTATCGTTCCCTTCGGGGTTCGTTCTTTAGATGAATGCCCTTGGGTAGATCATGTGGTGCTCAGACCCACAAAAGATGTTAAAGATGATCCTGTCTATTCCAACACGGCGAAGTTAGAAGGAACTCACGTGGCGATGCTAAACAAGAAATATCCTAATAACAGGTTTTTTCAAGACTTAATGAAAGATGTAGATCTTTGTGAGATACACGAAATCAGAGATTTTAAAAAAGGAGAAATCAAAGCATTTGTCCCCGGATATGAGTCTTGGATACGCCCGCCCACCGAGGACAAACTTCAATTAGAAGGATTACCTTTTGTTGATTTTACTTTCAATGAAGATACTGAATATTACTGGGGACCTAGTGATGTGCAAATCATTGAGCCACAACAACTTGAAGTAAATGAAGCAAGGACGCAAGCTATGTATCATAGACGGGTAGCGTTGATTAAATTCTTAATTGAACAGGGAAGGATGGATCCTGATGAGGTTGACAAGATGTTAAGTGAGGATGTAGGCCCTGCGGTATTCGTTAAGGGAGCGCCTAAAGAAGTCGTTGCCTTGCTTCAACCTCATATGCCTCAAGACATAAACCAGTGGACAGAAATAATCAGAAGCGACGTTAGAGAACTCTTAGGACACTCTAAACAGCAGATGGGTGAATTACCACCAGGAAGAAGAACCGCCAAGGAAATTGATGTAGTCCAACGCGCACATGATATCCGAATGGATGAAAGACGGGACATAGTAGCGGGAGCCTTACAGAAACTAATCAGAAAAATAAACCAAATCGTTTTTGACCGCTGGGATAAGAAACAAGTAGCACAAGTAGTAGGAGTAGACGGTGCTAAGTATTGGGTTGAATACGATAAATCAAATATCGCGGGGGAGTATGACATTAAAGTCGATGTAGAAAGCATGACCCCTATGACGAAGGCAGCGAAGAAAAGAGACATCTTGCAAGTAATACAAGCAGTGGGGAAAAACCCGCGAGCAAATATAGACGTGTTGATGAGGATGTTACTTAGAGAGTATGAGTGGATGGACGCTATGGCGGTCTTACCGGAAGCACAGGAAACTCAAAGCGGACCTATGGGCGCGCAACAATGGATGGGACAGCAGCAAGGGTTGATGAACAATCCAGCTGAATTGGGTCAACGTGCTGCAGGGAACGCACAGTTGATGGGGAATATTTTATGAAGGAAGTAACGCACATTGGGATAGCTTGTCCGAAACATGGTTACCATACAAACGTTACAAAACAAGGGTTGTGTGGTAACTGCGTTAAAGAAAACGCAAAGAAAAAAACTGGACTTGATGTAGGTAAATACAACCCCTTTACCCCCTGGACTTATGAGGATATTACCGACCATCCAATTCACGTTACCTCTAAGGGACAACTCAAAAAACTATGTAAGGAACATAACGTAAAAGCCGCGAGGTTAGATTAGGAGGTGAGTATGAGCGAAGGCTTAGAAAAAACAGATAAAAAAATTAAGGAACTTAGAAAACAGGAAGAAGCACAAGAGAAGAAATCCCCAGAGGAACAATTAGGTTCTAGGAAAGCACCGCCGGCAAGAACAGCATTAGACCCTGATAAGAATAAGTATGAACCCAAGATGTATAAGAGGGATGGGAAGTATCCATCGAACGGGAAGATAACCATTATTCTTTATCCTCATAAAGAATATGAGACAACCTTTGAAGGGAATATCACGGGTAGTGATGTTAACCGTGCTTGGAAGATGATGATACGGGGGTATCGTCTATGGAAGGCTACTGAAGCTAAGAGAATTGAAAGAGAAAAGGTAGCTAAAAAGAAACAACCCAAGCAGAAAAAAGTGGAGGTAAATAGATGACAGGCGAAGCTGGGACAGGTAACGGAGGAAATGGCGGGTCAGGCGATTTGACCCAACAACTAGCAGCTATGAATGAAGAGCTGGGTAAGTTGAAGACACAGAATGAAGAATTAGGGGGAGCGAAAGAATCCCTCGAACGCCAACTTGGTGATGCTAACAAAGAGCTTCTTGGTGAGGACTATCTTGAGTACCTTGAATCTAAAAAAGGTGGAGGGGGAAAGGGTAGTCAAGAGTCAGCTTTTGAAGGTAGTGAGGACTTTGATAGAGCTACCAATACGGAAGTCGCGAAATTTGTGGTCAAACACGTGGAAAGCAAACTTAGAGGAATCACTGAAAGTATCGGGAAAAATCAAAAAGCCTTAGACGATAAAATCGGGTTAGCTTTTGCCCGTCTCGATGTTTCAATGACAAAATCTAAGTATGACGGAAGCGATGGTGGACCATCATGGACCGAGAACGAGAAGGAGATTTTTGCAATAGCAAAGGCAAATCCTTCTTGGGGAGCTGAACAATGCTATAAGCAGTTTAAGCTAGAACATCTTGCTCAAAGTGAGGAAGAAAAGAAAGCGGCTGCTAAAAGAGCACAAGAAGAGGAAGACCTCATTACTGAGAAAGGCGGAGTGGCTGGAAGTACGACGGAACAAAAGGACATGTCAGCTGAACAAGCTGCCGAGTTCGCGTACCGAAAGTCATTTGGAAACAAGAAATCAGATGAATAAAGGAGCTAACAAATGGCAGTAAATACTAACACAGAAAGTCTAAACACAATGTACACCACTTTAAACAAGAAGGTGGAGTAGGATGATACTTCGCAGATTAAAATTACTATCAGATGTTGAGGCTGCATATATCGCAGGTTCCATCGATGCAGATGGCTGCCTTTATATGACAAAACAGACCAATACCCCTGATAGTTACAGAATTGGAGCTAAAGTCACTTGTAAGGAAAAAGAAATCATTGATTGGCTATATGAACATACTGGAGTTGGGCATGTTTATGAACAGAAAGCCTATTCCAAACATCAGCCAAAAGATTCTGTTTATTGGTTGTGGAATGTTACATCTCATAAAGATGTAATAGATTTAATCGAGCATATTTACCCTTACACGATTACTAAGAGAAGAAGGTGTGAGCTTATGTATCATATGGGAAAAAATATGCAAAGTAAATCAACCCACAAACTTACTGATGAACAACGCGAGTGGCGGAAAGCTATTTATGAAGAATTTAAAAGTCTGCAAACTCATCAGCCTGCTACAAAAAGGGGTGAATTCGGTGGAAATCCAGAACGGATAATACCGAGCCAAGCTGCACTTACTAAAAAGTCTGATGCAGAAGGTGTGGAGGTCAATCCTGAAATAACGGATATAAGCGCTCCTCCCGACAGGGAAGATATGACCCGGACTACACAGGAATGTGTAGAAGTTCAGTAGAGACGACTGAACGGTAACAAAATCGACTTGGTATTTGCGTAGGAAAAAGGTTATCGACAACATCTTTGAAGCCACACCGTTAGCACAGCGCAGAGCGGTGTCTAAATCCTTTCTGATTAACGGGGGAGCCCTCTAATGAGTGAATGGGGTAATCCTCAGCAAGCAGGCGTGGATAGATATGCATATAGTTATCTTGCAGGTATCTTAGATGGTGAAGGAGGAATAAATATTAATTATTCTGGACCTACAAGAGATTGCTACAGAATGCGTGTATATGTTGTAAACACTGATTTGAGATTAATCAAATGGCTAAAATCCAAATTTGGTGGGTATATATACCGCAGAAAAACTAAGGAAGGCTATAAGACTAAATGGGAATGGTATCACTACGATGATAAATCAACAGAACTTCTTAAGGAATGTATGCCTTATCTTATTGTAAAAAAAGAGCAAGCTGAATTAGCTATAGCATTTAGAGATACGGTTAATAATGAACATAAATTGTCTGAAGAAACCAAATCTTTAAGGAAATCTTTCCATACTCAGATGAAAAGCTTAAATAAAAGAAGTTGGGATTCTGAGGAAGCCGTGCAGCTGCAGAGCACTGAGCGAAAGGAACTTATCATTTTAGCTAGTAAGTTAAAAGATAAGTATGCGACAGTCCACTCTACATCGATAGCAAAGGTGTAGGTATAGTGTCTGGTATCTTCTTAAAAAGAAGGGAAAGATTGGTAACCAAACTGGCGGAAGGAAAATCGAAATACCTTTACGTTACGCAAAGAATGAATCAGTTCAGTACATTGGTAAGGGTGGTTCTGTTACATTACAAGACACTGACCCATTGACAGTCGCTCACTTTGAGTGGAGATATTTAACCGGTCATATAATCCGATACTTCGCAGATTTTCAAAAGAATAGAGGAAAGGCCGCGTTAATAAATAAAGTCAATAGCGATATTGACACACTTCAGGCAAGTTTGACCGACCAACTTGAGAGTTCACTCTTTAATGACGGAACCGCAGACAACAGTCAAGAGATTAACGGGTTGTTAAATCTCGTAGCTGAAGCACCTGCAACTGGAACCATAGGAAGTATTAACAGGGCATCGTTAACTACCAACAATAGCGATGCTAAAAGTAGCTTTAATAAGGGGAAAACCTGTAATGGCTACCCCTTGCAAGCATGGGAGTTGCAATGAAAGGTAGAAAAACATGGCAAAGAGGATATGCAGCAGGGTTAATGGATGGAGAAGGGTGTATTCAGATAAAAAAAGTGAAACACCCTAATGGAAGTAGAAATGCTGAATACTCTCTCCAAATAAACATAAATATGACTGATGGAGGCTCTATAGATTTTATGTATGGGACTTTTGGAGGTTGGGTTTATGTATCACAGCAATATGGGTTAGGTTCTTTGCCAGTTTATCGTTGGGAGATACGCAGAGAAAAAGCTAAAAAGTTTCTAAAAGAGATATTGCCATTTTTAAAAGGGAAGAAAGAACAAGCAGAACTTGGAATAAGATTTCAAGAAAATAGAGAAACTCAACAGCGTAAAAATGGAAGATATCAACCTTCTCCACAGTATCTTCTTGATAGATATGAAACCTTTTATTTAAAGATGAAGGAATTAAAAAAAGTGCATATTCCCAGTGCAGCAGTAACGACTAATCAAGCTACGCCTCAAGTTGAGGCAAGTGATAGTCTGAACTTACAGGAAGCAAAACTGTAAGATTAACATAATTGATAGTTGGTGGAGGAACTACTACTTTGACATGAGCTCTTATGCTGCGTCCATTTATCTTAGAAAGAGAATGAACATAGCATTTAATGAGTGCGGAAAGTATGGAAAGGGAGTTACAAGATTCCCAGACATAATCGTATGTGCTCAAGACGTTCATGAGTTCTATGAGAGCGAACTTGTAGAAATTTCAAGAATAATGATTAGCGACAAGAAAATCGCAGATATGGGCTATGGTGAATTAGCATACAAGGGAAGACCAATGACTTGGTCACCTTCTTGTCCCTCTGGTTCACTGTATCTCTTAAACACAAATCACATGTCGTTTGTAGCTGACCCTATTGAGAATTTCTCATTAGGTGAGTGGCTGCCGATTGTGAACCAACCGCGAGATGTTGTGGCACATAGCATGACAGTTGGTAATTTGTGTATGGACAATGCGAGAAAACAAGGGGTATTGTTCGACATAGCTGAATAAGCTACTAGGACTTAATGGACCTAACCCTTCGTACGAACCAGATAGATAGTTAGGTTATCTATCTATTAACAACAGGAGAAAAAGATGAGTATACCTAAAAGATGGGGTGGAGATGTAGGTACAAAAACCCCAGCTCAATCAATTTACGAAGCAAGCACAACACAGTTACACAGGATTGGAACACGCCTACAAATTGGAGAAAGGGTGTTCTACTATGGTGAGGCGGCAGGAAGTTGTTCGCCAGCAGAGATTTGCGGGCCAGATGGTTCATTACTTGGAAGCAAAATGGGATTACTCCCTGATGGTTCTTGCTGTGCTTTGGCAGCCGGTACCGCTTTCCCAGACCAGCCAGCAATCACAGCAGCAATAGCGGCAGGCTCAACGTGGTTAGCGGTTACTCACGGAGATATGCTGGATAACGTGACCAAGAACATGCTTCAAGACGGGTATGTGCTACTGACAGACTCAGCAGACGCTGACTATCATCAAATCCACAAAATCAAAAGAAATTCAGCAATGGCTTCTGACATCGTAGCGATTGAGTTGTACGACCCGACCACTACGGTAACAGTAGATGCAACAACTGGTGTAGCACTAATGATGAACCCATTTAAAGAGATGAGACCTTGCGACATAACTGTTGATGAACAACTAGGTGGAGTTCCTCTTGTAGAGATTGCAGCCAACTCGTTTGGTTGGTTTCAAACTTGGGGTCCTTGCATGATTCAGATAGCTGATGCAGCAGCAATGGGCGGACTTCAACTTATGTTGGATGACACAGCAGGACAGGCAGTGGCGAGTGATGGAACTTTGCCACACATTGGAAATGGTCTCGTTGACGTAACAAGTTACGATGCGGACGCAGGTCTAGTTTGTTTACAGATTTATCCGTAAGCAACAGATTAAGGAGGGATTATTATGAGTGCACCAAATAGATGGGGTAGTGACATAGGGAGTAATACTCCCGCACAGTCAATCTATGAGGCAAGTACCACTCAACTGCACCGTATTGGTACGAGGCTTAAGATTGGAGAAAGAACATTTTACTACGGTGAGGCTGTAGCAAGTTGTTCGCCAGCAGAGATTTGCGGACCCGACCAATCGTTGGTAGGTGGTTCGGGTGGTTTATTGGAAGATGGGAATTGTTGCGCATTAGCGGCAGGAACAGCTTTCACTGACCAACCAGCAATTACCGCTGCTTTAGCAGTTGGTGATACGTGGTTAGCGGTTACACACGCAGATAGACTTGACAATGTCACGAAGAACTTACTGGTAGATGGATATGTAGTTCTGACTGATAGCGCGAGTGTGGATTATCACCAGATTTACAAAATCAAAAGAAATTCAGTAATGGCAAGTGATATTGTCGCAATCGAGTTATATGACCCGATTGTTACAGCAACAACTGACTCTACAACCGGAATATCTTTGATGATGAACCCATGGAAGAAGATGAGACCTTGTGATTCGACTGTCGACGAACAACCGGGAGGGGTACCTTTAGTTGAAATCGCAGCTAGTTCCTTTGGATGGTTTCAGACATGGGGGCCAAGTATGATTCAGGTTGACACCGGACACGAAGCATGTGGAGGACTACAGCTTATGCTTAGTACAACCGCAGGTCAAGCAGATGCTAGTGATGGAACATTACCAAGGATAGGGGATGGGTTAGTTGATTGCACAACTGCAGGAGCGGATGCAGCTTTAGTAAAGCTGAATCTATACCCATAGAAAGAAAATTCGGTGGGGGGTCGCTTCGGTGGCCTCCTACCATCTTAACAGGAGAAAAAGGAGATAAAAAATGAGTTTGAAACGGAGATTAGCAGAGAAGGTGTTCAATGGTTCTAAAGACATTTATCAATGTATTGATAGACAAACATTAACAGATGCACCCTCAGCAGGAAGTGTTCCATACGCCCCCGTTGGTACTCTGGTGTTGGACGCTACTAATAACAACTGGTATATATGCACCGTTGAAAATACGACCTGGGTCAAAATTAATGCATGAGGAGGTGGGTATGGCTAGTAGTCAACAAGAACAGAGCTTTACTGCCCGCGCGTTAAATCAGCAGGAATTGGACATTGAGGAATTGGCTAGAGGTGTCTATGCCGAAGATGCTATGGGTGGGCCACAGGCTTGGGCTGCCGTTGCTCATACCATGAACAACAGAAGGAAAAGCGGTAAGTATGGAGAAAGTTGGAATGAGGTTTTGAATAAGTCACTATCATCTGTAAGAAAAAATTCCGAGCAGTACAAACTTACTGCTAATGGCGGTAAGGATATGAACCAGTATGAAAGGAATGTAATGGCCAAAATTAAACAAACGGTATCGGGAGTAATCAACGGACAAATCCCGGACAACACTAATGGAGCTACACACTTTGAAAACATTGAAAAGTATGGTGTTCCCTATTGGGCTAAAGAAATGGATGCCGTTAGCAGAGTTGGTGAACATACTTACTTTAAAGAGAAGTCTCAACCGCCTCCTACAATCCGAGGGGGTGAATGATGGCTATGACATTAGAAAACATTTATGACGAGGTAAGAGAAAACATCAAAAGGACTTCTACCGCAGTCACAAACGCCCGTATCATTCGCTGGGTTAACTGGGCTCAAGGCTATTTGGCTGACTTGCATACTTATGAAGAAATGAGAGAAATCTACACAGGCTCTACCATCGATGGAACAGCAAGGTATGGATTTCCTAGTCAGATGAAAGATGTTTACTCTATGACACTACAAGACGGTGCTTCATCCAGGATTTTGACGTATGTGAGGGCTAGGGATTATGACACCCATATTCCAAGACCTGCTGTTTACTCTGAGGGAAAGTCTAGTATGTATGTAGACTACGGGACTAACTTCCAGTTATCTGCAATACCAGATGCAGCTTATTCCTTAGTTCTAAGGTGTTCAATTTACCCTACCGACTTTGAAACTGATTCTACAGATGATGCAGAGGTATTAACGCTTTTGAGAAAGGATGCATTAGTAGTAGCCATGACTACTACGTTTGGGTTTTGGATGCTTAAAGAATTAGAAGATGCAGCTTACTGGGGTGCTAATTTAGTACCTACTCTCTTTGATGCTTCACTAGCTACAGATCATAGTGCAGAAGATTGGAAACCAGTAGCTAGGGGATTTCAGGCTCATGTAGCACCTTTAACAGGCCAATGGTGGACTAATCCGTTTACGGGGAGGAGAGTTTGAAGAAACAAACTTGTCCAAAATGCGGCGAAATAATGGTTGATATAGACGATAACCATATACAACATTTCTGCCCGAAGTGCGACAAGTATTTTTACGTGATTAGAAAGAAGATTATGGATGAAAACGAATATACAGAGTTCTATCAGAACTTACAGTACTTTAACAAGAGAGTGAAATGAAGGTAGGAGACGCGAAGTGGAAAAAGGAGGTTGGCGATGCAAATTGGAAAAGACTACCAAAGGAAGGCGGAGGCGAAGTACGACATAGTATACCAGGACATGAGGTACTACGAGGTAAGTTGCGGCCTGGACCACGCCCCGCACGTGGCAGCAGCGATAAAGTTTAAGAGTGTCCTTGATGTAGGTTGTGGACCTGCATATGCATTAACGTATTTTCTTAAAGAGGGGAAAGAGGTCATGGGCGTAGAGGTGTGTAAATATCTCTATGAAAATATGTTAAGACCTTTTGTAGTGAATAACCTGATAGTACCTGGAAGAATACAAGAACTCCCCTTTGAAGCTGAGTCATATGACCTTGTTTATTGTACAGAGGTCTTAGAACATATACCAGAACCCGATTGTGCATTGGCGGTAAGCGAATTAGTGAGGGTGGCAAAGAAATATGTTTATTTAACTGTTGCGACAGTCCCGGCTATGTTTCGTCCTGATTTAGGGTTACATGAAACGGTCAAACCCAAGGGGTGGTGGGACAATATTATTAACAGATATAGGCTCAAGGAAGTTACAAGCCTAAAAGCGAGGGAGGCACAACATGGCTTTGCGAAGCTCTACAAAAAGTATTAAGGTTGACCCTGAGAAGTATATGGCAGGGGATGTGCTTGACAGGCACAAGCAGGAACATTCTGAAATGTGTTCTAAGCAGTTAATGGAAGCACATTTAAAAAACTTCTTATGGAACATCCGAATTGTAAAAGACTATGCAGGTATACTTGGGTTTGAGAACTTATTTAAAGGGATGCCTATGGTGTGTTCAGGGGCAGGCCCATCATTGGATAGACACTGGGATTTGCTGAAAGAGTATAGGAAGAACATAATTATCATAGCTTGTGATGCAGCTCTCCCGGCATATATGGCTCATAATCTACCACCGGATTTTGTGATTGTGGTAGACCCGACAGAGAAGCAGAAGGATAATTTTGATTGTATAGATTGTGAGAAGACATATTCGATATTACCTCCGATATGTCATCCTGAAGTTTTTAGACGGGTTGAGCCGAGACAATGTTCAGTCTACAACATAAAAGACCCTTCTAGTATGGTGTTAGAAATGGCACCTTATCACACCGGTAGGAAGGGGGCGTTGCCAGCCGGAGTACTCACTACGGGCAGTTGCTTCGGATTTGCGGCAATGTCAGGCGCCCGACCCATTATGTTTATAGGTATGGACTTGTCTTGGCCTTCCCCTGATAAGGTGTATGCGGATAAGATAGCAGAGAACAAATACAACTTTCAGAAGGCAGTTAAATTAAAGGGTGGATGTGGATTATTCCCTGATATCAATGGAGGGTTTAGATTAACCCACAACACTTTTATTTGTTTCTGGGCATGGTTAAAAGAAGTTATAGAGGTTGCTGATGTAAATGTCTATAACTGTTCAGAAGAAGGAATACTAAAGAGTAAACGCATTAAAGTGAAACCATTTAGAGAAACATTAGAGAAGTTTGCAAGCAAAGAATTGGTAGGAATTAGAGAAAAAATCATGAAAGCACATGATGCAAGATATAGCGATGGAGCGGTGGAAAAGTTGTTGGTTCCACCGTTTAGAAAAAAGTTTAAGAAAGTAGGTGCCAAACGCCCTGAATTAAAAGCAGGGTGTTAATCTAGGCCAAAAAGGAGGTTTGATGCAAAGATGGCAGCACCAACAGTAACATGGGTACAGGTAATCAGTAACAACGCTTACACATCAATTCAGTCACTCAACTTTGGAACAGTTACCGCAGGTTCATGGTCAGTTGCGAAAGTAATCAGACCAAAGGTTGCTACCAACTCTCTACAGTCATGTAAGTGGTGGTTGTACGATGCAGTAGGGGCAAGGTCAGGTTCAGCTGATACCGTAGGCACAGGTCAGTCATGGGCTCACAGGGTCACGGCTACCAATACTTACGTAACAGTAAGTTCGACTGCACCTGTAGGTAGTGCAACTTACGGTACAGAAATGCCAGAGTCCACTGGGTCAGGTTATGCATATTCAGCTGTAGCTTATGGAGGCTATGGGGATTTTGTATACTTGATAGTTAAAGTAGCGACAGCAGCTGGTGACGGAGCTTGGACAGCTTGGGGTTATCAGCTAAAGTACTCGTATACATAAAAAGTATACGATAAAAAAATGGAGGGATAAAAATGTACATTGTTCATCTACGAAACGGTAGGACAATAACTGAAAATGAAATGGACTGGAAGCAAATCAAGGAGGAGACCAACAACCTCCAGGACATCACTTCCCTTCAACTTAAGCGAGGGAATCAGTATTTTACACTATCAGTTGATGGTAAAAATGCTGATATTATACAATTACATAGAGCTGTTACAGGTGTCGGACCACTTAAACAAGGGTTGGTTGAACGTGTAATAGGCTGTGTGGTTGGAGATGAAACCAAGTATGCGATTAAGTTGGAAGTGGATGAAGCGACAGGTAATGTAAAACTCACCATTGAAGAAAGAAAAGCTGGTGAGAAGAAGTGGAGGAAGGTGTAAATGGCTAAACAAGAATTAGTACCTATTAAGGTAAAGATAGGGTTAAGAGACAATGGTGAAGCTGACCACCCCAATTGGGGGTTACTTCCTTTAGCAAGTGCAGGTGCTTCAGATCAAGATAGAAGAAATATTGCTGCAAAGCAAATGTCATCTAGCTGGAAGTATGATAACGTGTATGGTCATAAAGAAGAAGGCCCGGACAGTCCATATGGTATGCAATGGGGTATGCTTTTTGTGACCAAACAGTTTGCTAAAGAAGCTATTGCTATGTGGCCAACACTCGTCACCGAAATGACGGAAGCGGAAGCTGAAACATTTTGGGAAGAAAGGTATGCGGTTGATTTACCAGAATACAAGGCTGATGAAAGAGTGCTGATTAACCTAAAGAATGAACTAATTTTAAGGAAGGAAGCTGGGTTACCTACTGACGAGATAATGGTGAGGATAACAAAAGCCCTTGACCCTAACAGCAAAGATGCAGGTATAAGAGTACACAAACTAAAGAAGTTTTTAAAGGCCAAGGATACACTCAACATAAAGTTGGTGAAGTCTGATGACCCAGATTAAAATTCTTCTTAGTGTCCCTAATAAGCATTGGATTCACAAGTTTGTTGTGAATAGGGTTATTACCTTGCTTGGTGACAAGAGATATAAAACAACTCTCATCATGCCCTCCCACAAACCATATGTGTGTAATCTCCACCATATTGTTAAAGACTTCATGGACAGTGATTATGACTTCTGGCTAAACATAGATGCAGATAACCCCCCATCAAAAAACCCTCTTGACCTCGTCGAACTCAAGAAAGACATTATTGGTGTACCCACACCCATCTGGCACTTTAAAGATGAAAAGAAGGGTGAGCGGCCAGTCTATTGGAACGCTTATGACTTAGTAGATGACGCTACTGGTTACCGTGAGCACCAAGACCGAAACGGCTTACAAAAGGTTGATGCGGTTGGAACGGGTTGTATTCTTATCGCTAGACGAGTGTTTGAAAACCCGGAGATGAGGAAAGCACCCTTTATGAGAAGGTGGACAGAGGAAGGGTTGATGGAAAGAGGAAATGATATGGCTTTCTGTGAGCGTGCAAGAAAGAACGGGTTTGAGATATATGCACACTTCGGTTATTGGTGTGACCACTTTTCTGAACTATCTATGCATGAGATGCATCGAGCATATCGAGAAATGTACGAGGGGGTGAAAGATGGCTAATACCCCATGGAGCGGAATCAGTGGTGATAAACTTTACATTTCCTCAGGCCAATTTGAAACGACACTAAAGGATAGTCGAGCAGTAGTCGGGAGAAACCCTACCGGCATATCCTGGGATGGAACCTATACCGTTCATTGTGAAGGTGTCAATGATATCATTAGGTGGGCTGATGGTGAACTTACAGCCACAATAACTAATAGTTTGGATGTGAGCGGTGTTGATACTGCCGTAGAGGGAGTAACTGGTGAAGAGACCGATACGCCTTGGTCAGGTTCAACTGGGGATAAACTTTATAAAAACTCTGGGAAAATATCAGTGACAATGAAAACTAGTTTGTCGCTGGGTGTGAACCCTAAAGGCATATCTTGGGACGGCACAAATACGCCTTGGTGTGAGTCGACAGGACCTAATGATTATCTGTGTCTTCAATCGGGCCAATTCAGTGCCACATTAAAGAACACTAGAGACATACAGAGTATTGATAATTCAATACAAGATATCTCGTGGGATGGAACCGATACACCTTGGGGTGGGAATCAAGCTGATAAGTTGTATAAGTCTTCAGGTCAAACTGAAGTCACTCTTAAGACCAGTAAGGATGTAAGTGGTATTGATAGTGTTGAAGGTATATGTGTAGATGATTATAATGCAAGACTTGATATAAGTGCTACTCCCGGAAGTAAGGATTTAGTCTGTCGGGTAACAACTCTAAAGGCAGTCACCGCCAACCTTGTATCTCAAATTACGGTTCGGGCAACTGCGACAGCAAATGTGGTTTCGCAAGTTACAGTTCGTGCTAACAGCACGGCTAACCTTGTATGTCAAGTAACCTCAAGGGCATCTAGTTCTACCAATCTTGTCTCACGAGTAACGGTATTATTGGCTGCGACCACCAATCTGGTAGCTCGCATCACCGTTCTTAAACCCACAAGTGTCAATTTAGTATCACGGGCAACTGTCTTAAAACCTACATCAGTTAACCTCGTGGCTAGAATAACCTGTCTTAGAACCAACACGATGGGTATTTCCACCGAAATAGCCCACTGGAAGATGAATGATAATGCTGCCAATGCTACCGTAATTGATAATACAGGGAACTATCACGGGACTTTTGTCGGGGGTAATACAGAAGATAAATCAGTTGCGGGGAAAATAAATACAGCTCTCACTTTTGACGGAGATGATTATATTGATTTAGGTGTTGGGTCAAGGTCTATAGTGAATGGACTGACAAAGCTGTCAGTATCCGTATGGGTAAAAACAAGCAGTGACGCAAGGCAGGTTGTTATAGGCAGTTACGATGGAATTTCGGATGATGGATGGGATTTAGAAATAAACAGAGGCTCAAGTCTGGAAGACCCGGGAAGGATATTGTTTTTTGTTCGGACAACTGCAGGAAGTGTCCTTGATGTGATAGGATATACAACAAATGCAAATGCAAGTTTATATGATGGGAATTGGCATCATATCGTAGCAACTTGGGATTCCTCAACTGATATTATGACCATCTATTTTGATGGGGATTCAAAGACAGTATCCTATAAGATTCAAGAAAACTCAGTAGCCTTAGATACCCTTGACAGAAACATATTTATAGGAGCTTTAAACAATCAAGGGTCTGCCGGTATTTATGTTACGGGAGATATTGATTCTGTAAGAGTTTTTGAGGAGGTATTAGATCAAACACAGGTTACTGCCCTTTGGAACTCAGGAAGCGGTACTGAAGAGGGGCTTGTGGTTGGTTCATTACCTTGTAGGGTAACTGCTCGAGCTCAATCAACAGCCAATCTTGTCTGTCAAATTACCCCAATATGTATTCCCCAAACAGTCAATCTAGCAGCGAGGGTAACGGCATTAAAGACAAGTACCGCCAGCTTGGTATCAAGGGTAACCGCACTCAAAACGAACAGTCTTGCATTGGTCTCACGAATTACCGTTCGGCAAGTAAGCACCTCTAATTTAATTTCGAGAGTAAATGCTATTAAAACTGCATCAACGAATTTAGTTGGGCGGGTAACTGTTAGATGTCTCTCAACAGCTAATCTGGTGTCGAGGGTAACCACTCTTAGAACAGATACAGCTAGTCTTGTCTCACGGGTTACTGTTTTAAAAACATCAACATCAGCTCTGGTATCGAGGGTAACGGTATTAAAATCTACCTCTGTTAATTTAGTCGCTCGTCTCACATCTAGAGTAGTTACAGGTAAGGCACTTGTGTGTAGGCTAACCTCTCGATGTTTAGATGACGCAGAAGCTATCTCTAGGGTAACCGTATTAAGGGAATCACAAGTTAACTTAGTCTGCCGTATTACCAATCCAGGTGGCCCATCATATAGAAACCTCAATGCAACCATAACTGTTCTAAAGGCATCATCCACAAGTTTGGTATCTCATATAACGGTATATAAAGCAGCAACTATCAATCTTGTATGCCGGCTGACAGTAACACCTAAAGTATGGGGATATAAGAACCTAAACGGTACTATTACCGTCTTAAAGGCAAGCACCCTTAACTTACCTTCGAAAGTAAATGTAATTGGATATTGGAAAGCAAATCTCCTATCACGAATAACTGTCAGACAAGTAAGTACAGCTAATTTGGTGTGTAGGGTAGAGATTCCACATGTGGCAGATTTAGTCTGTAGGGTGACTGTACTTAAACCAACCAGCGTCAATTTAGTAGCAAGAATAACATCACTTAAATCAGCGACAGCCAATATACCTTGTTATATAACAGTATTTCATTGTATAAATTTAGTCTCTCGACTAACCGTTCTCAAGCCATCTTACATTAACTTGATGGCTAGGGTTATTTGTTATAACTGGTTCATTCAAGCAGATGAGTCAACTGATTGGACACTACAATCAGACCAATCAACGAGTTGGACAAAGATGAGTGATGAGAGTAATATGTGGATGAAGGTAGAGGTTCCAGATATAAACTGATGAGGATAAAGAAGGCAGACATGATAGAAGAGCTGGTAAAGAAACGACTAAATAAGACATTGGATTGTACATACAAGAAAGCGTATATACCCAAGGGTTGGGCTCACATACATATAGAGACATTCGCTAAAGAGTTAGCGAAGGAATTAAAGGAGGTGTGCGATGGCAAGAGGTAGTGCAGGAAGAGGCGGACGTGGAGCTTGTGGGGGTAGTAGAAGAAGAGATGGTAGTGGAAAAGGTGTTGGTAATAGAGGAACACCACGTCAACCCTCACCTAAAAAGAAATAAGGAGGTAAGGTATGAATTCATTTCTAAAGAAACTTTTGCCCAAAAATGTAGCAGGTATTCTGGGCTTAATTCAAACTGCTATACCAATCATCAGAGAGTTACTTATAGTGGCTACACGACTATGTGCAATAGTTATTCCTGGAGATAAGGATGACAAAATCGTAGCAGGGATAAGTGCGGGATTTAACACCTTTGAAAAACTATTTGAGAAGTTCAAAAACTTTTTCCTGTAGGAGGCAAGTTCACCGCGAGGGGTAGAGCTGCACTATTTTTGATTAGACATGGCGAAAAAATTAAGGGATTAAAGGTAGGGAAATTAAACATGCCTGAATGGGCAGGTGGTGAACCCTATGTGGGGTTCAAATGGACTTGGAGATTCTAATGCCAGATATTATATTAACTGAAGCAATGCAGAAACGCTTCCAACATACGCTGAAGAAAATATCTACAGCGTATCGGCTTCTTAAAGATGAAATTGATGAATTACATGATGATCTATTTGTGAATGGGAAAGAACCAGAGGAGGAAGATAATGACACCTGAATTAGGACAAAATTTAACACTACTAGCTTCTGTTGGTATACCAGTAGTAGGCTTTGGGATTATAGTTCTATCAATGAACAATGGTATCAAGAAGGATATGGATAAGAAAGTTAAAGACTTACAATCCAAAGAAATGTGCGATGTCTTAAATGGACACGTGAAAGACACTGTTGATGAAATCAAAAGCGATGTAAAGAAACTATTAGGCAAGAATGGGATTAAGTAGGAGGTAATTATGGCTTTTGCACAAACACACAATGAAGCAGTACCAGCCGGAACAGATTATATCCGTGATGGTGACGATGCGATAAGGAATTATAAGATATGCATGAGAGAGAGGCTGGCTGTTGACCATTACTTCTATTCGGATGAAACAGGCTACACCAATGTAGGTATGCACAAGCAAGTTACCCTTGGTGAACGTGCTACTGATCCTACTAATGTTACTGACTTTGGTTTCTTGTACACCAAGAATGATGGTGGGGACACAGAACTTTACTATATGGATGCAGCCGGAAATGTTATCCAGCTAACAGCAGATGGTATTACCTACGGAAGTGACAACTATCTATTAGCAGATGGGACAGTCCCATTAACAGCAGATTGGGATGCTGGGGATTATCAAATAAGGGCTAAACAATTCTATGCTGATGTACCAACTGGCACAGCACCCTTCGTGGTTGACTCAACAACTAAGGTAGATAACTTAAATGCAGAATACGTAGGTGGTCTACTCGCGTCACAGCTTGGTGTATTTGGAAGTTGGGCATCTAAGTCAGTAGATACAGTTTACCTAGCGGCTACTGATGGGTTTGCTTGTGGTGTATATACAACTGGTGCTGCAAACGGTACGATAACAGGGAAAACGGATAGCAGCAGTCCTCCAACAACAGTAAGGATGACTGATGCATCGGGTTCTGAAACATCAGTTAGGAAGGTAACAGGCATATGTTTCCCCGTAAAGAAGGGTGAATATTGGAGAATAGAAGATGACACCATAACAGTAACTGGTGTGTATTGGATGCCAACAGGAGCATAAGGAGGTAAACATGGCAAAGTTGAAACTAACTAGTGGTTTTGGTTACATAAAGGATAAAGATGACCACATCATATCAAAGTTTGCCTTTGATGCTGGGTCGGAACATGAATTCAAAGATGGGTATAAGGTCATCGAAGTGGAGAGTGAAGCAGAGGCTAATACAATAAAGGTATGGGAAGACCCTGCTAAAGTAGAGGAAGCTCTTGTCCAAGAGGAGATAGACAAACAAAAGAGGATAGATGCGATTAAGAGATTAAAAGCGAAAGGAAAACTACGGGCTGACTATAAAGAGGAGTAATAGATGGCTAAAAAGAGTACCAAGATACCAAAAGAAAGGAGACAATACCACTCTATTTACGGGTTGAATGGTGGGCTCAATTACTCTGCTCCTACTACTATGATTGAGGATGAGGAAACTCCTAGGTCAAGTGAGTGCTGGTACCGTAATCATAGAATAGAGAAAGCTAAAGGGAATCAATACTTTGCTGATACCGAGACTAATCCTCTTGAGGGAACGGTATTGGAAATCTTTCAGTTTTATAAAACTACGGGAAGCGACAAGCTTATAGTAATTACCACGACAGATATGTATTACTATGATAGTACCAATGATACCTTCGTGAACATAACTGATGTCGAAGAAGGATTGGTTTGTCGGGTAACAGTTACTTGTTGTCCCGGCTATGCTAATTTAGTATGTAGGATAACACCTAGAAATATTAAGGCATCAGCAAACTTGGTATCAAGAGTGACAGTTCAGCTACAAAGTGGAACGGCTAATCTAGTATCACGTGTTATAGTTCGCCAGGTTAGTGGTGGAGGTGAAGGAATACTCTTCTGTCGTGTGACAGTAACTTAAGGAGTAATAGATGGCATATTTTACAGGTGCAGTAACAGATTACTTTTCAGGGGTTGTAATGAACAACTATTACATCTTCTCGAATGGAGTGGATAAAGTCCAATACTGGAACGGGTCTGCCTCTCAAGTTCTGATTTTACCTGGGTGTGAAAACTACTCGGCCAGAACACTTGGGAAGTTTGGTGAAAGAGTAGTATTATTTTACACAGTTGAAAGTGGAACAGCATGTCCTCAAACTGTTAGGTATACGAAAGCAGGTGGTGTGTCAACTCCTCCCGTAGCGACTGATTGGACTGCAACAGGAAGTGGGTACAGTGACCTTGAGTCTTTTATGAGAGAGGACTTTATTATGAACGCCCAAAAGTTAGGAGCTTATTACATTATATATGGGGAGAAATCAATCATCTTAATGGACTACCAGAACAAGGTATCAACACCGTTTGCGTTTTATTCCCGTGCTCCCAGACAAGGATTACTTGCAAGAAGGGCAGTGGTTAATTTAGGTAACAGCCACATCTTTTTAGGCCACGATAATGTGTACGCATACGAAGGGGGGAAGGAACCAAAACCAATAGGGGATAAGATTAGGGATGAGTTGTTCAGCATAATTGATCCTACCTATGCAGGTTCTTCTTTCTTTGCATACAAACAGGAAGGGGAGGACGTCCGACTATATTTCCCAATGTTGGGCTCAACTACACCAGACCATTATTTCCTCTACAATCTGAGGAATAAGTCCTGGGCCAGAGGCCCACGGAGTGCAACAGGGTGGGGAACGTACAAAGCTGTAGATGCTTTAACTTGGGATGGCCACCCCTCAACCTGGAACCAAGCAGTAGGCAGGTGGAATGATGTTACGACCTCAGACTTAACACCAGCTTTAATGTATGGGGATGGTTCAGGATATATCTATAAAGACACAGAAATTGTCCATGATGTCGCGGGAACAGCAATAGACGGGTATCATGATACTAAAGATTTTGTAACAGGTGATGGTTACAGACGAGATGGAACTAACTGGTTTTGTCTATACTTTGAGGGGTGGGGGGATGCTGTTACCTTATCTTATAGCACCGACTTCGGTGCTACATGGAGTACAACTACTTCATATACACTTAGTTCAACGTGGACAAGATACCGGTATGACTTCGAAGTCTGGTACCCACAAGTCCGATTCAGATTCAGAAACAACACCGCAGGACAAACATTTCAGGTTAGACACCTTGAATTAGGATACATAGACACAAGTGATAGGGGGATAGACGCATGAGTTTGTTCAGTGTAGATTTACCGCAGAGGTTCACTTATAAAAGTGAAGACCCGGAAATGCAGAAGCAGGAACTTGAGGATTATCTTAATGAGTTGTCTCGTTCTTTGGAAGATATGTTCCGTCGCCTTCACTCACGCCAGACTGATACAGCTGATAGCCCGACAAGCGGGAATATCTTAAAGACAGATGAAGATGGGGGATTAGTAGATAGTGGTGAAACCTTAGCTGAATTATGTCACCTGGCGGGAGAAGAAACGATTACAGGAGAAAAGACATTTTCTAAGTTTCCCATTTCTCCAAGTGCCGCACCCGACGCTAATTATGAGTTTGCAAATAAGAAGTATGTTGACGAGGAGATTGCCGCTATCCCAGCCCCAAGCGATGAAGATGAAAAGGTGAAGATGCAGTTATCTCAAACCGATGCCGAGTACCTTGAGGAGTTTACCGATGAAGAAACGGTATTCGCTAACTTGACAACCAACAAACTTTACATAAAGACTCGGATGAAGGTGGGTTCATACGATGGTGATGGAAACAACAGTCAAGCTATCACGGGAGTGGGTTTTCAACCAGATGTGGTAATGGTATTTATTGGTACACCTGGAAATTCGAGGAGAGGTGTATCAACCTCAACAATGGCTGGATATACAGCCGTATGGGATGCATCTTTCAGGTATGGTCCAGACATGATTGCTAGCTTGGACGCAGATGGTTTCACGGTTGGTGATGGCACTGGCGGTGGGTCAGTAAACTTTAATGTATCTGGAAACACATACCATTGGATAGCATGGAAGGGGGAATGAAGGTGAAAAGCAGAGTAGAAACAGGAATAAGAGTTGGTGTGACAGGGATGCCAAGAGCAGGGACAAGTTTGATGATGAGAATTGTAGGAAAGTTAGGATGTACTATCTATGGACAAAAGTCAGTGCCTCATTTCTCACTAAAACATAATCCTGGTGGTTATTGGGAATTACATGACTATGAAGTGGCAAAGACGAGGTTCGAGTGGAACGAAGATGATAACGATAGGGTTGTTAAAGTGTTTCCTATGTTAATCCGCCAATTCCCTGTTGATAAGTATATAGTAATGGCACGTGACATACACGATGCCGCAAAGTCTTTTCAGAAAGTATTGACTGATGCCGGTTCAATGGACTGGTGCGGAACGCATAAAGAGTTTGATGGAACTTATGGAGAAGCATTATATGGAGTAAACGCAAACTTCTCATCAGCTATGCACTATGTTAATAAACATAAACATTCATATATCATGGTAGATTTCGAAGAACTGAAGAAAGAACCAAAGAAGATGATAGAAAAAATAGCGAAATATTTAGAAATTGGAAGTACCGCAAAGGATATTGAGGATGCGGCAGCATTAGTAAGGAGGTAATTATGAGTTTTTGGGATTCATTATTTGGCAGCGAGGGTGAAGTACAGACCCAAAGTACAATGACTAAAGATCAACGTGACTTGATGAAAAAAGGAACTGAATACGCTATGGGGCAGATAGGCCAGGGATTGCCCCAATGGGGAGAAGCCTTTACTGCTCCTTTATCTCAATATGAACAGATGGGGCTTTCTAAACTGGGTGAATATCTAAATGCACCCCCCGATCCTAACAGTATATCTAGTTTATCTTCAGAAGCCTACAAGAGAGGCATATCAGGACTTACACCACAGGAAGCAGAAGCCTTTCATATGAAACACTATGACCCTATGGTGCAAAGGTATATGCAACAAGAACTAATACCAGGGTTTAAAGAGTCTATGGTGCCTGGGGGGAATTTAAGAAGTAGTGGAACAGAGAGAGGTTTAGGCCAGATTTATGGGGAAATGGGTGCAACCCGTATGAGAGACATAGGGGATTTGTATAAGTGGTCACAAGAACAGTCTGCTAAACTACTTCCTTATGCCAGAGATTTTGAGTGGCAAGAGGGTGGAATACCGCAGATAGAAGCAGCAATGAAATATGGTGCACTTCCTAGACTAATAGAACAGCAAGAACTAAGTAGCAGGATAGAAGATACGCGACAGAGTTATCCACAGCTAAACCCAATCTTAGATTTTGTATCTAATCTATTAGGAACACAAACAAAAACGGGTATCTATAAACCAGGACAGACAGGGTTAGTACCGCAGATAGCAGGTGGTTTATCAACCGGATTAGGATATGCCTGGGGTGGAGGATGATAGTAATTTTAAACAGGAGGTAAAAATGCCTAGTATGCCAATACAAATAGTACCAAAAGACCCTGAACCGTGGGGAGATGTCGCCAGGGGTATATCTCAAGGGTGGATTGCCGGTAAACAAGCGGCCTATGGGAGAGAACAAGATGAAAAAACAAATGCACGCAATGATGCTAAAGTGCTTCAATCCATAATGAAGGATTTACCTGAAGATGTTGCAGCTAAAGTAAGAGAGCACCCATTCACTATTGAGTTAGAGAAGAGGTCAGGACTTCCTTTAACATCACTAGCAAGTGAAGAAACTGGAAAAAGCAAATGGTCTAAAGAAAATGCCCGTCAAGCTGTGGCAATGGGGAAACCCTTAGAAGGATACACTATGGATGAAACTAAAAAATTGGCTGGGGTGTATATTAGTAAGGGGGGGGCAACCACAGCTCTGGGTGATCAAGACTATTCTACGGGTATTCCTCTACCAAAAGAAAAAGAAGGTTTTAGGTGGCCTTGGGAAAGTTGGGGGAAGAAAAAAGAACTTTCCCCTACTATTGAACCCAAGGGGGGATCAAAAAAAGAAGTTAAGGTTAAATCACCCGATGGAGTTCTTGGAACTATTCCTTCCGAACAATTAGAAGAAGCAATTAAAGCAGGGTATGAGGTGGTGAGATAATATGGCAATAGAATTTAACCCAATGGCAATAGAATTTAAACCATTAGAAGAACCTAAAATAGATTTTAAACCAGAGGAAATTAAAGAAGAGAGACCAAACGCATTCAAAACCTATGGTAAGATGCTTAAGGATGCCTTTCTTAACCCTCTTTCTCCGCCACCAAAAGAGTTAGCACAGGAATTCGAACAATCTCTACAAATAGCAGGACAAGATGTTAGGGGTATGGGTGAAGCTATAATAAAAGCACGTGATAAATTTGCAGAGTTTATCAGCAAAGACCCTGGAGACCCAAAACCACTTCCAATGCCTGAGTTTCTTAAAGAACCTGTTGAAAAGATAGGGAAAAGGGTTGAATCTTGGACTGCAGATATGGCTGAAAAACATCCATACTGGTTTAAGGAATTTCCTTTATATGGTGAAGGTAAAGACAAGGTAACTACTACCCACGGCGCAGAACTTCTAAAGACTATTACAGGTTTGGTATATGTTGGAGTATTAACAACCCAAGGTATCCAGGGTTTAAGACAGTCTATACAAATGAAGAGGGGTTTAAAGGAGTTAGAAAATCTTACTAAAAATTTACCTAAAGTAGAAGATTTTTTATCTAAAAATGCTGGAATAAACTTACCTAAAAATATGGCTCCTTTACAGAAAGTAGATACCTTAGCTTCTATGAGCCGTCAATATCCTCAAGTAGGAAGTCTTATGAAAGCCGCTTCTCATTCAGCACAAACACCAGTTCCTTATGTTGTGGGAGAGATGGTTAAATTTGGTGACCAAATAGGTAAGCTAATAAGTATAACAGGAAACCAAGGGATTATGGCTACTGCTGCCGGACAACAGATACCAATAGCAATAGATTTATTACAATCAGTTAAAGAACCAAAACCCCAAATGGTTACCCAAGACCAAAAAAGAAACACTCATCTTATAGCCAAAAAGAAAGGTCTTATTACTCCTAAAGGAAAAACTACCCCTGGTTATAGAAAAATAGCAAAGGTAATGACGGGTAAAACTTCTATGAAAAATATGACTCAAGAAGAAGCAGATGTATTTACTGATGCTCTCGAAAAAGTATCTGAACCACGTTATAAAAAGGGGAAAATGGTTCCACCGTCAATTGCTACTTCTACGAAATTGGCTAAACCAGAACTCTTTGAGCAGAAGTTTAAAACACCAACTCCAGCTAAATTTCTTACTTCTCAAACCCGGTATGCTGAATTACTAGGGATTAAAAAGCTAGTCAAGCCAATGGAAATAGGCAAACAAAATCTAGATTTAGAATACGCGGAGCTGACACATCAAACCGATAAAGTAATATCGGAAATGAAGAAGGCAAAAGTCAACACAAAGAGTATGGCCCAACTATTAAACACCCAAGAAGAAGCCCCTCCTAACTTGTCTGAAAAGAGTAAACAAGCATTTAATTATTTTAGAGATTTAAGCAGGGATTTAATCAAAAGAGAAAATGAGGTAAGGGCCTCTTTAGAGTTAGACCCTATACCTTATAGACAGGCATATTATAGACACATAGCAGATAAGATGTCAGATGAAGTAATCCAGGGCAAACACCCCTTACCTGAAGGGCTTAAATACTGGTCAGAACAAACCATAGGAAAGAAAGTCTATAATCCTATGGAAATGCAGAGAAAACTAAAAGATGATTTACTAAAAAAATTCAGTTCTGATTTGTCCTATGTCACGAAAGCAATGACCTGGACGGCATTAAAAGAAATTCATCTTTCTATCCCCAAGAATATACTCAACAAAGAACTGGGTATATTGTCAAAAGACAAATTAGTTTATAAGAGTCTTACCCCCCAAGAACGAAAGGTATATGATGCCCAAATGACTATGCCAGCATCAACGAAAAAGTGGCTTCTTGACTATGTGAATATCGCATTGGGTTCACGACAATCTGCTTTAGATGAAAGCGTAAATCGTTGGATAGTAGATTCACCCATAAAGGATGTTGCCAATAGTGTTCTTAAACCCTTTGGTAAGCATATAGGGCAAAGACCTATGACTATGATGCTTTCAGCAGTGAGTAAGTTACCCATTTATGGAGCAATGTCAGGGATTAACCCCAGGCAGCTTGTCAGAAATAAATTCCAGACATTGCAAAACGTAGCCTTATATGGTTTTAAAAATACCATAAAAGGATATACACCAACATCTTCTTATCCTGTATTAGAAGAGCTGAAAACAGATAGCTTATTTAAAAAATCATATACAGGATTTGAGGACTTACCATTAGGATTAAGAAACAAAATAGAGAAACTTAGTTTAGCTCCTTATCAATGGACAGCTATTAGTAATGTTTCTCAAACCATGAATTGTGCTTATCACTGGACAGCAGATAATATCCAAAACCCTAGAAAAGCTCATCTTGGATGGGCGGATCCCCAGAGGACTTATAAAGAAGATAAAAACTTCTTCTATCCTAGTGAGAAAGAAAAACTTAGTAAGGAAATGGAATACGGGGCGCATACTACACAATATCAGTATATAGGTCTGGGTATGCCTGAAATGTTTAGGCATAAAACCCTTGCCCCACTTACCAGACTACAAAGCTGGTGGATGAATCATTGGTTTGTTTTTCATAGAGAAGCAGCTACGAGAGCCTTTGCGGGACAGACAGGATATGATGAGAATTTAAAAGTAACCCTTGGGGATAGAATGAATTATCTTAAGTATCTTATTATAGGTGGGGCAATCTTGGTAAATTTAGGCTATGAGCGAAGTTATCTTCTTGGAACTGCCCCAACGGGAGTACCCCCAACAGCACAGCTTATGATGGGACTATATGAATATTTTACTTCTTATGGAGACAGCTCGTGGCAAAAAAGAAAAAGGGCAATGGCTAAACGAAAGATGATAGAAAGCATAAAAATTCATGTGCCGGGCTATCTATCTACCAAAGATACACTAGCTTTAATAAAAGGGGATAAACATTGGACAGAATATCTATTTTACAAAAAAAGAGGTGCTACCGAGCTTGAAAAGGGGATGGCTGAACTTAGAAAAGGAAAGGCAGAATACAGAGTCGAAAGAGAAAAATTAAGAACTAAAATAGCCAAGGGGAAAGCTACTCAAAAAGATATTATCGAGGCTGTTGAAAACGGTGTCATCAAGGCGGGGAAAGAAACAAGAGACACAAGAAAAAACATAAATGAGTTTATTCAAAGTGCTACCCTTCCTGATGATATAAGAACTTTTAAAAATCTTTCCAGTAAAGAACAATATTATCTTTACACAAAGAAAATGACTAATGAGGAGAAAAGAAAATTCTATCCCTATGCCCGTAAAAATGTACAGGATTTACTTGATAGAATAAGGAAAGAAGAAACAAAAAAAATAGATTTTAAACCGGTAAAATGAAAGTATTAGTAGCGAGTAAATCAGGTAATTGTTTAGGTTTATCCCAGAGGATAGGCAAGGAAGGCCATATTCCCTATTTCCTTCCTCTTGATAAAAGAAGTGGCTCAATAGGGGAGGGGATAGCCAAGAAAAATAAGAATGGGGGATATGACTTAACCATATTCGATACGTCTTCATACGGTAAATATGCAGATAGCTTTACTTGTCCTGTCGTTGGGGCTTGTAGATGGGCCGACCACGCCGACACCAACGACATCTATGGTCAACAGTTATTAACTCTCGCTAAGATTAAACCTTGCCTCGATTTTCCGCCAAATTCGGTTGTGGTAGATTGTCAAATGTGGTGGGATGGATTTGCCTCCCATTTCCATTCCATCACTATGACAGAAGACAGGTTAATGAACGGGGATATTGGCCCTATAGTTCCCTATGCCGGGGTTACTATGAAGATGGTATCTAAAGACTCTCGTATTATGAGAGAAACGGTAGGGAAGATGGAGGATTTATTAAAAAAGACATCATACCGAGGCCCTATCACAATAAGGGTATCTGCGACAAAAGAGGCCCTATATGCGATGAAACTCTTTGTTAAGGTAGATTTACTGCCTACCTTCGCAGAACTCTATAAAGGCAGTCTCACGAGGCTTTTCCACGGTATAGCCATAGGTTCTAACGGCTATGCTGACTTTATGAATGATTATGCCTTATCTGTTCTAGTCACGGTTCCCCCTTATCCCCATATCTGCTTAAGAAATGCACCTTTACCGGCTCAAATAGAGGGACTAAATGAACAAAACCTAAAGCATATCTGGCTACATGATGTTAAGAAAGAAGAGAATAAATACTATGTAGCCGGGAGTAATGGCAGGGTGATGACAGTAGTAGCAAGAGGGCGGGATATAATAGAGTGCCGAAGAAGAGTATATAGAACCTTGTCTAATATAACCCTTCCCTTTATGCAATACCGAACCGATATAGGCTGGAAATTTGAGGATGATGAGAAACTGCTCCGCAGGTGGGGGGTTATCTAACGGAGAATTGGGTTAAGTTCTTCTTCCTCATATGTACATTGTCTCTCGCAGTAATCATAAGCATTATGTATATTTAGACACTCTGCAAAACATGCCTCATCAAGTTTTTCACGGGCTTTACATTCTGTGATGTATCCTATTACAAACATAGTAAGAATAACAAGTATAACCAATGCCATCAACAATCTCATACATACCTCCTATTTACTTTTACATACCATATGCCTTCCGATTTGTCAAGAAAAACTAAGAAAATAATTGAGGATAGATAAATAGTATATACCTCAATAAACCCGCCTGAAAATATCTTAAAACTTTTACTTGACAAACTCTATCTTTTTGTGGTATATTTTGTAATACAAGAAGCATACAAAAAGTAAGAGGTGAGAATGGCATCCGCTCCGTTCAAATGCAACTATAATGAAGATGGAAAATGTAAGAGAGTAGAGGCACTAAATCAGCTGTGTAATCAGGTGCATAATTGGGCGATAGAGAATAAATTTACCTTTGTAAAAGTAGAGTTTTCTATTGGCGCAAAGGGAATAACAAACATGAGGTTGAGTAAAAGTTTAGTTCCGGGAGAATAGACAACCGGAAAAAGTATTGCTCACCGAAATACGGAGGTGATACGTGGCAAAAATGGGAAGACCAAAAAAGGATGAACCCTATTCACGGATTGTGAACGTCAGGTTTACGGAAAAACAATATAAACTTGTCAAGGAAATGTCGGAAAAAGCCGAAAAGGAACGAAGTGTTTTTATTCGGAATATTGTTCTTTTAAAAATAATGCAATAAATTGGTCACCGGCATACGGAGCCAAGGAGGTGTTTATATGGCGAAAGCGGAAGGTTAAACTCGAAAAGGGAACCTGACGATTATCGTGGCGATCTAAGGTTAAACAATGGGTTGGATATCAAAGAGTATTGGTGGCGGAGGACGGAAAAAAAAGTATATGGATAGACAGCTTCGATTGTTTGATACTGACGGGGAAAAATGGGAAATGATACAATTTAGAGTTGACCCTGACCTAAAGGAAGATATACAAATATGGTGCAAACAGCAAAGACTTCCATTATCAGTCCTTCTAAGGATGCTGATTGTAAAAATAATAGACAACAGAAGGACTTATCCCGGGTATCAAACAGAACCAGTAGAAGAGATTAAATCAGCTTGCGAGGATGTGCTTGACCTTCTA